AAATACTTTAGCTATTGATCTTGCAGCCCAAAGATCGGGAGCAAAACCTATTTCATCTTTTATTCCTTTTAACATTGTATTCTCTGCTTTAATAAGATTTTTCTCCACCATCTTTGCGTGTTCTAAATCTACTCGGACACCTCTTGATTTCATTTCAACCAGACATGGAAACAAAGACGTTTCAAGATCAAATATAGAATTTAAATCTTGGTGGTTCATTTCTTTTTTAAGTTCTTGCCAAAGAGCAAAAGTTATCTCTGCATCTTTTTCTGCGTACTCTCCAACATACATTGCAGGTAGTTTGTACATTTCTGCTTTAGGATCTATACCCCATGCTTGTGCAGCTTCATTAAGAGATGATTCATTCTTAGACAGCCCTGTAAATTGTTTTGCTACACTATTTAAATCATATCTCATTCTGTTTTCGTCTATAAGAGATGTAGCTATCATTGTATCTACTATCTTACCATTTATTTCATAACCTTCTGCTTTCAACCAACAAACATCATACATTGCATTATGAAATATTTTTGTAGAGGAATTTTTTAAAATACTTTGTATCCAAGCCATGACTTTTTTGTTATCCATATTTCCACCACCTTCGTGTCTTATAGGAAAATAGCCAGACCAGTTTTTTACTGCTACAGCAAAACCTACTATGTTACCAACTTCTCTAAACATACCAGGGCCCATTTTTTTAAGCTCTGGATCTTTAGTTTCTAAGTCTATTGCTATCTCATCATGATTAGATAAATCGGGGAAAGTATCTGGTTGCACCCATTCTGTGGGTGTGCTAAACATGGGTTTTTGTATCATGAGTAATCTCTCTCTAAAATCATTTCTAAATAGTGAATTGCTTTCTTAATATCTTCTTCCTTCCCTTTTACAGAATGCCTGCAGATGTACTTTATAGCATTTCCCTCTGCAAACAAGAGTTTATTTTCATTAATAAACTCTGCTGGTTGAATCTTCATTGAGCGGTAATGTTTTCCGCCTACCTGCTCTTCTAATGAATTGTATGTCGTTCCTTTAAACATTCCTTTATTTGTCATACTTCCTCCTTTTTATAATAATATCTATCCAACATTTCAAAAGATTGTTCACCTATTTTTGTTCTTGGTCTTGGTCTGTACATAAATAAATTTTCTGTTGATCTAGTTACAGCCACATAAGCACAACGTATTTCCTCGTGCCTATGTTTTGGTGTTTTTTCTTTGTAGTTTTGATAACAAGGATAACTCCAAATATCACACACTACAACATTAGTTGCCTCCAAGCCCTTAACTGAATGTATCGATCCAATTAAAATTTGAGTGTTTAATAAAGTTTTATCTTTTTTGTATATGTTTACTATGTATTCATGAGCTTCATCAGCATCTAAAAACAATTTAAGTTCTGTCCCACCATCCATAAAAGATTGGTTTTGAACGCTATCAACATTAAATTTTATGTAGTCATACCATTCATTATCTATAGAAAAAGATTCTTTAAATACTTTTTTATCTAACATGTCTTGATAATCATAATAATTATCACTTACAAACAAATTACTCTTATCAGGTCGATGTTGTACTTTGTAAACATTAAGATGCTCTGCTTTAATTTTTTGAATTAATTTACATATTTGTCTTCCTTCTAACTTCTCTCTTTTAACTAATTTGTGCCACAAATTTAGAGTATCTCTAACACTATTTTTAACAGAATAATTATAAGAACTAGCTGACCCGGATTTAGCTTTTGTTTTCCACAAAATATTATTTTCCATTAACATTTTTTTATAATGAAAAAGTCTAGAGTTAGTTCTACCACACATAATCCAAGAATCTTTTTTTACTTTTTCTTGTATGTCATATAACTCTGTGCCTATTTCTTCTATGTGTCCCTCTACTTCAACACCATCTTTTATTTTAGGTCCAAATACTTTTTCCTTTCTATATTTTGGTCCTATGTGTGATATTATATTTTGAGAAAAATCTAATATTTTTTTAGGTAATCTATAAGATCTATCAAGAACCCTTTCTACGTGAGCTGGATAATGTAAGAACTGTTCTGGTTCTCCACAATTAAAACCAAATATGGATTGGTCATCATCACCAGCTAAAAAGATTAAACCTTGATTGTTAATTATTTTATTAATAACCGCCCACATCAACGGATTTAAGTCTTGACACTCGTCTACAAAAACTATTTTATATTTTGGAAACTTAACTTTAGGTTTTAAGCATACAGCCAACATATCAGTAAAATCCATTATATTGTAAGCATTTTTAAATTCTTTGTAAGTGTCATAAGTAAATTCTAAATCTCTTCTACTTATGTTACCAAATTGAAAATCATCTTGTTTTTCATCGTAATAATATCTAACGGACTCCCAAGTATCTCCAGATTTAAAATAACTTCTACCTTTATTTATTAAATCTAATTTCTTCTTAAGAATACTTTTGTCAAAATCTTCATCTTCTTCTGGCTCATCCTCTCTTCTTATTTGTTTTTGATATTCTTCTCTTGTGGTCCATGATTTTACAGGAACATTTAAACATCTACCAAAAAACTCTTTGTCTGCCCTTGAGAATAAACTTGGTTCTGGTTTTGGTAATGCATGTTTACATAATGCATGTAAAGTTTTTATTGGCTTAGTTTCTTCCTCCGTAAAATTTAAATCTTTTTTACATCTATCTTTTAAATTTTGTGCGGTCGCCCTTGAGTAACCAACTAATAAAATATCATCTTTACTATATCCGTAGTCTAACTTATCTTTTAAAATAGTTAATAACTCGTGAGTTTTACCTGTGCCTGGAGGTCCAAATATTTTTGTAACTTTGTAAAGAGTTGGAACTTTAAATTTCACATCACCTCCTTCTTGTTACCAAAATTTATTTTTTCATGTTTAAACTCTTCTTTTCCAAATTTATCTTCGTTCACTGTGTAAACGTTTCTTTTTATATTACCTTTTATATGTAATTTACCTCTTGTAAGTCCCTCTATATTTTTTAAATAAGTGTGTGTTGTATGTTCTGCATGCTTCCATTTTTTAGTGTCTGTTATGTATGCGTAAAATGTATCAAAAACAAAATGAACATTTTTTTCTTCTTTGTCATAAAAAGGTATTCTATCTATCCTAGTTCTGTCCTCTGTTCTTCTGGATTCAAAACAAAATAATTTTAAAGATTCTTTTAATTTAAACATTGGCATGCTTTCTTCTGGTGCGTCTTCTCCTGTAGCTCTTTCTTGTAACTCCGCTATTGCAGCATCCCAATCAACTTGTTTCATACGTGGTGGTGTTTTACCAGTCTGCTCAGTTGCAGCTTCTCTTGCCAGCTGTTGATTAGTTAATTCTTTTGATGTTAATTTAACTTCCTCTCCATCAAAACCTAAAAACCATTGTCTTGGTGTCGATTTAATATAGGACAATGGTCCGAGTGCCGCGTGTTGTAATCCTTTGATAGATTTAACACCAAATTTTTTTAATATACACTCACCTTTGTTACAAAACTTACTTAAATGATCTTGATTACATCTGTATGGATAGTCTTTGTTTTCTCTTGAATTAACAGTTTTTTGAACTTCCTTATAAGTTAGTTCAGGTTTAAAGAATTTTGTGTTATACTCTCCCGTTTTATTTTGCCAATTTTCTGGAAACCTCATCTTAAGATATCTGGTCATGTCTAATAACACTTCATCTCTTGCACCTCTTTCTATTCCAAAACTAGCCAAGGTTTGTAAACAAGGTGGTCCATCCTTAAAGTCTTCTTCGTTCAAACTACACTGCATTTTTTTAAGTTGGCCAACTGTAATCACACTTTTTTCATAAGCTTTAAAAAATTCTTCTATAGAAGCTTTTGATCCATCTTCGTTTATCATATATCTTTCTGTGTTTTTGTAATTGTAATATGGTAAGTTTATCCAACTACCAGCAGAGCCTTTATCTAAATCTAAATACTTTTGCACTGGAAAGATTCTATCTGGTTTTTCTACACCAAATATATGTTTTATAGAGTGTAACTTTTCTCTCATCAGCAAAGCAGTCACAGGTTCTTTTAAAAAAACATAAACATGTACTCCTCCACTTTTAGATCTTATAGGTATCACAGGAACGTTTATACTTTTTAATTTTTTAAATAATTCTTGTATATCTGGTCGATAGTTATCTAAATCTATTGCACCCCATTTACATTTACTGTCTTTATTTATAGGACACATACCTAAACTATCAGCCATAATATCTCCATACTTAGTGTTTACTTTAAACTTCTTACCGTCTAAATGTGCTTGCCACATTTCATCAGTGTGTGGATAGTGTGATGTTTTAGATTCTCCAGATTTTTTTATTGAATTAGTTTGATCTTTTATAATGTGGTAGCCGAATCTTTCCTCTAAACCATTAAATATCTTTTTAAATTTTTCTAACATAGCAATGCAACGTGGGCAGCCTACTCTCGCGTGACTGCCCACTACCTAGGATACGGTTAGTATGGTTGTTTAGAGTCTGCCTCTCCGTTACCATGCTTCGCCTCAACCTCACCTTTACCTACGCTTACCGCAAAGTTCTTAGCCATGTCATAGATATTTTTATCTGTAACTGGGCCAACTTTAGTTACGTCCCATCCAAACCATGTACCCTTGTCGTTT